CTTGATCCATTGACTTCAAATTACCTGCACTATCAACTGCACTAAATCCAATCCTATCGAAAGCTTCTTTAGCGGTACCAACACCATCTGATGCATCTTGCATATTCTTAGCAAGTGTTGGAAAAGCTCTTTGTAATGCTTTAAAATCTGTACCAGCTAATTGTGAAGATATACGCAACTTATCTAACATTTCTACAGAAACACCCGATGTAACAGATAGTTTTTGTAGCATATCACCAAGTTCTAAGGTGTCATTTACTAACTTTCCTAGACCAGCAACACCTATAGCAGGTGCTAAAGCCTTTAATGTACCAAAAGCATTACCAGCAGCAGTTTTTAACTTATTCATTGCTGTGGCTGTATTATTAGTAGTTGTCTTTAAACCGCCTAAACTTTTCTGCAATCCACCAATTTGATTTTGACCCTGTACCTGTGCCTTAATTGTATAGGAGGTAGATAGATCCATTATTTATTATCTTTATTAAATGTTTCTACTATTTTAGCCTCTAATACCTGTAAGTCAGCAAGTATTTCTAAAGGTTTTTTTATTTTGTCTTTTTTCAATTCAAATATCCATTTTATTGCATTGTAATCTAAACCATAAATAACACCCTGATCCATTCTCCATTGAGTTTGAATATCTAAAAATAATATAATAGATAGCCAATTTTCTTCTAATACTTCAAACATTTGTACCTCTTTTTTTTCTTCTAAGGGCTGATCGAATAGTACTGAATCGTCTGTTGCTGTTTCATCTATAACACGATCACCGCACCAAAACAATGCAGCCCCTTCTAGTTTTTTGTTTTTTGTTTTGTTACTTCATTAAAATATTTTTCTACTAATATATTTGCTAAACCTGCAATATCTAATAATTGTTTTTTTGTAGCAGTTGTAAAAGGTATTGGATTTTCGCCGTCTGTTATACCATCCCACCCTACTAATATCTCATCTGCAATCATGTAGTCAGATATTTTTACACCGTCAAATATACCTTCGTCTAATTCTTTTTGTTTTTTTTGTGCCTGTACTCCTATTTCATTTATTCTAGATTGTGGAATAATTTTAAAAACAGCGTCAAATGTTTCTTCTTTTTGTGTACCACCATCAGAGGGGGTATAAAACACAATAGGATGCGTAAAAGTTGCTTCTTTTTTTAAAATAAACATAAATTTTTTATAATCTTCTCTAGGGTAAACCCTTTTCTATTACTTAGCAACTAGGTAAAAGCTAAACTAAATTCATCTGACCCTGCATCTGTTGGAGTTGCATAAAATGGAAGATTAAGCATTGTTATACCATCAGAATCTTCATAGGTAGGCTGTCCTAAATCTGTTTGTGGACAAGATACAGTAACAATATTACCTGCACCACCTGAGTGACTCCAAGTGTTAGTACCTGTAGTTGTACCTGTAGCCAGTGTAAAGAAGTTTTTAGATGATAATGCTACTGCTTCAATTACCATACTTCCTGAAGGTCTACGGTCTGTTATAAGAGCTTCTTTAGTACCGCCTACTAATTCTCTATAAATAACTTCATTAGCAAAATCTAATTCCCAAGATTGTAAAGCCCCAGAAAAACCAAATACAGAAAAACTAGATGTATTTCCATTCTTGAATAGAACAGGATCAGGTTGTTGTGATTTTGTTACAGTTGGTAAAGCAGTATCAGTAGGAGTATTAAATATCCCCTGCATTTCAAAATTTATCCTAGGTATTTCATTAACAGCACAACTAATAGAAAAAGTACCCCTGCAACCTGTTACCTTATGTCTTACACCATCATAGTTAACATAAAAAGTAACGCTGCTTTGTGTAGCTAATGTAGAAGGTGTATAAGTAACAGATGTAGATGAAACTGTAGCTGCTGATAAACCACAAGCTTTTAGTATAGGGTCATATTTAGGTGCAGTTCCAGCAGCACCACTACCAACCATGAAAACACCAAAACTAAGATTAACTCTTGTATTAGCTAATAGAACAGGGTAATTACCTGCATATGGTCTTATTGTTTCCTGTTCTACTTCATCACTTGCTACTGGTTCTATTTCTAAATCAACTACCTCTACATAATTAGCGGAGCCTGTAGGAGTAGGGTCACTTCCATAACTGCCTTCTATTTTTGCAAGTAAGGATCTTTTTCTATGTAGTTTTGGCATTTACCTGATTACCTAATAGACACTATGTATATATCATAAACCCTTATAGAAATAATGTAACTATCATGAACTCAAATCATCAACATTTGTTCTATATCTAATGTCATATTCGCAGCCGATTATACCGCCTGATTGATCTGCATCTATAAATTCAAAAGAAGTATCAGCAGGTTGTATATCAATAGCATTTCCATTAACAGTTAAATCTGCCATTAATCTACTATGCATATTTTCTACTGTAGGATCTGCTGTTTGATGTGGTGTTCCACTTCTTACAACGACACTAATTCTTACAGTTAATGTATGGTCTAAAGTTGGCAGTGATGTTGTTTGTTCTACTACATCATTCTGCGGTTCAATAATAATACTTGGAGTTTCTGCCCTTGTTAATGCAGTGGTACGACTTCTAAAGATACGATCAGATACACCTGTAGTACCAGCTAATACTGTTGCTATTCTTGCTAATATTGTTTCTCTTTTAGTAGTCATTAGGTTTTCTGTAGACTGATACGACAAAATACACCATCATTTTCTTTTCTTAGATCTCTAACAGTATATGCAACACTATCAACAGTAATACTATTACCAGAAACTAAAGAACCAAAATCAGAAGTTTTTGTGATCAATTCATATTCAGTACTTATAATCATATCCCCTGCCAGTATTTGATCTGGTTGTTCTAAAATTCCTTTTGCAGTAGTACCACCTGATGTACAGCTAACACCAAAATCATCTAGATATACATTTTGTGTTGTTGCATCTTCAGTAAATGGCATTTACTTTTTACTTGTTGTTTTTTTTACTTTTGGTTTTGGTGTATAGACTTCTGCTCTACCCATTGAGATTAATAATTCTGCATCTTTTTCTGACACATCATAAGTTTGGCCTGATTCTAAACTTTCACCACTAGCACAAACATTTTTTAGGCACTTAATTTTCATAAAAAAAAAGGGGTTGTTACACCCCTTATAGTAAACCAATTATGTGGTTACGTCTAAGATCGCTGCGAATGACTGAGCATGTCTAACAGCTACGTCAAATGCAACTACACCTTTTATACTGACCAGGTTCTTAGCGAAGTCGTCACTATCCTCACCCGCAGTAATTTCAATACCAGAACCAAATAATCCTAATATTGCCTGTGAGAAGTCACCCATAACAACAGCAGAACAAGAACCAGAAGTAGAACCTTTTGTAAGGTTGCTAGGTACTTGATTAGTCATAGCCAAAGGATATCCATTAACAACTAATGGTGTACCGCCTCTACCGATTGCAGCAAGGTTGTTGTTAACAAGGTACTCACCACCTGATGTTTTGAGTTTCTTAATAGCACCTAAAACTTTAGCGTTAGTTACATAAGAAATAGAATCAGCATTAACAGCAGCATTGTCTTCCATCATGGCTGTTTCTAGGTCTACTAATGCATCTACTGTAATAGCACCACCGTTAGTACCCATTGCAACAGAACCAATACCAGAAGTTTGCATGATACCTGTAGGCTGTCCTGATGAACCAGTACCATTAAGGATTCCAAGATCAAGACCAACGTTTATGCCATCGCTGATATCAGTTCTAATTAGATCCTCGATACCTGGTGTTGCTTGAATAAGCATATTCCTAGAAAACTTAGATAATGTACCTAAAGTTTTAGGAGTCATTGAGATCTGATCAAATGTACTTTCTGCTTGGCTAAGTGCCGCAGTTTCAGAACTTAAGTACCCTGTGCTAGCTGTACCTGAGCGCCTGGGTATTGCAACATCTCCAACTAAACCTGATAATGTTTGAACACCTAAACCAACCATGACAGTTGAATTTCTAAGTGCTTCTACAAAATCATCTGCTAAAAGATCAGTAGCAACAATGTTACCACCTGTTGTAGCTCCAG